TAGGCAACGTGTGACCAGAAATATAATAGGTTTAACTATTGGATCAGGTGCTGCTGCAGGTTTAAGTGTAGAAATTTTAAATAGTTTAGCAGAAGATTTAGGTATTTTATCAGAAGACAATGATAACTTTTCATCAAATGTATCTGATGCATTGATTAGCATGTCTACTTGGGGTGCAGCTTATCAATATAGAACAAGTGAAGGTGCGCCTACTGATTCTAGTAAAATAAAAGTAGGTAATAATGTAGTTGATGTTACTGCTTTATATCCTCTCGCACAACTATTATATATGGCAGAGGCAGGTGTCCAAGCTAATAAGGGAACATTTGATACTTGGTTTGATGAAAAAAAATTTATTAAACTATTTACTGGAACTAATTTTAGAAAGGGATCAGGTAATACATTATTAAATGAAGTCTCAGCTATTGCTAACTTAGGAGTAAAAAGTGATATTGCATTAGGTACAAGATCAGGAGAAATTTTAGGTAGATTATTTGGTAATTATGCGAACACATGGATGACTAAATTTGCTGAAATCATAGACCTTCAACGTGGTCTTGGACAGAGCAAATTTTTTACAGATTTAGGTATAGGTAGAACGTCAGAAATAAAAGATTATAGAAAAGAACCTGTGACTGATTTTTCTTCTGGGTTTTCTAGGGGATTTTTAGATCCAATATATAGATCAGGATTACTTTCTTCCCCTAGAGAGGAAGCAAAATTACCGCAGAGGGAAACGTTATTTAGCGATAACTATAGCCGTTCTTTACCTATGTATAGAGCATTATTTGGTGTTACCGCATATGAACCACCTTCAGAAGAGGGTGAATATATAGCTAAATTTAATTTTACTGAGTATGATTTTCCAATAAAATTAATGTCACCAGCAGCAGAAAGATATGAAAAAGAATCTTTAAGAGAAAAATTACCTATTATTGTCAACTCAGCAAAAAATCTTGAAGAAAAGTATGCAAAAAAATGGGAGGATAATATAGGTAATGTACAAGAAGAATTTAAAAAAGAAGAGTATGTAGCTGCTTATATTCGTCCATTTATATATACACAAATTATGACTGTTAAACGTCAGATTAGAAAGGGAACACTTGCAAAGTCAAGTACATACTCTAAAGAATTAACTAAGTATAATAACATACCAAAAAAAATGAGAAAGTTAATACATATAGAATTTTTTAATAAGTATAAACGTCATCCACTAGACCATGATATTTCTTTATTTGAAAAATATGAAACAGAAAAAGAACAATTAAAATTTAAAGAAGAGTTAGACACAAATGATTTATTAAAGTTAAATGCTATTTTTAAAGCATTTAGTGGGACAAAGATATTTAATTAACAAAGGGAGCTAAATGCTCCCTCTTTTTTTATCTATTGTCTCCTGACCCACCAAGTTTATCTCTAACTTTACGGTCTTGTAATTTAAGTTCATTCAAGGAAGCACACCTACCTAGATTCATTCCAAGATCGCTTGCTAATGCAGCACAGTACCATAGTACATCTCCTATCTCGCTGGCTATCTGTTCCTTCCAATCATCAGGTTGATTATCTACGCCATCACGCATAATCTTCTTGACTTTGTTGGCTACCTCTCCTGCTTCCCCTGCTAGTCCAAGTGCAGGGTAAAGTATCTTGTGTTGATTAGGATATATTGCAGTCCTAGCTGCACTCCTTTGATATGCATTAAAATCAGACATGTTGTATTTGTTCTCCACCCATTGTTTTGCTTCTTCCTGTAGCTTGTTCATACCTCTTCCTTTTCTTTAGACACTCATAGTAGGCTTTGTTAAACCCACGTTCCCATTCCCTATTGGTCATAGTGTCAATAGGAAAAGGATTTCTAACACGTCCTAGCTTAAAATCTAAGTACCCTTTTTCAAACTGTAGTTTAAGAGGGGCATCATACTTTCCAAGTCCACGTTGTTGTCTATTTAATTTCTTCATACTTTTTCTCCTCTAATTATAAGCACACAGGACGAACCTTTAACACCTGATTGCTCATGTGGTTTAGTTTTTTCTAAAGTTATATGCTGTATCTCTCTAAACTCTTCACACTTTTCTCTTGTTGTAAAGATTTGATTAGGAGAGAATACATCCTGTGTACTTCCCATCCACATTATAAATACTGCTACCCACATTTCTATTCTCCTTTCTATGTTATATCTACTACTTCACATATGTCACCTGTACATGCCATAGTCTGTGATGACACAGTATTATCTTCCTTTTCATAAGAAGATAGCTTAGACCAATCTATTTTATCTGGCATAATGTCTAGTAACATTTTATATTCATGCTTTGTAATTTCTTGATAAGGTGCTTGTTGATAGATGTGATCATCGTATGGTAAAAATGACACACCTGACATCTCATCAAAGTGTTCATATACAAATGCACCTACCTCAAACCATTCATCCTTACGTACATTTATTGTAACTGAAGGCTTATGTTCACACCAGTTTCTTTGGTATACCAACCATAGTTTAAGTTGATCAATGGCTGTCCAATCAGCCCTAACAGAAGATCCTTTAGGTGATATAACAGGAAAATTAAATACTGTTGTATTGTCAGGCTTCATTACACAGGGTTCATTAGGAATACCTTGGTCTTTCATAAACTGTGTTAATGGATCTTTGTTATCACCTCTTACGGTGCGTATGTATTTGTTAGAGTGTCTTGCATGTATACCACTGGCTGAGTCAACCAGTTGAGAAACAGTGCCACTAGGCTTAACACAAGTAATGCTAGTACTGTGCGGAATATCCAATCTATCTGCCCATATTTTATTTGTATCAACTGCTACCTCCTTTAAATGTTGTAGGGTCTTTGCTAAACCCTTATTCTTACATACCATAAGAGGGTTGTCCATTATCCCTGTGAGTGACACACCCAGCAAACGCTCCTCTTCTGTATTTTTTGTCCACACCTTTCGCAAATATGGAAATTTTGTGTATTTGCTTTGGATCGTCCCAAGTATTGTGGCACATTTGACTTTTCTTTCCAGATCTTTAATCGAGTCTGTAGCCCTGACCACAACCTCTGTAAGATTACAGAATTGATAAGGACGAAGAATGATTTCGCTACAAGGATTAGTGCCAAACTCATATTTATCATCTCTCCTACCACATTTAGTAGCTTGGTTCTTACTTGCTTCACGATTGAATACACCACGTTCTCCACTCCCTGATTCTACTAATGCCAGCCACTCTCTCATAAAGGAAGGTGCGTCTGGTTTTTCTGTATATGCAACTGAATTATTAGCTAATGCACGTTGTTTTTCATGTTCATACCATGCTCCTGATTTAGCATGACGCATACGATCATCACTTAGATTGCTTAGACTTATCATTGCTGATCTACGTACACCACCAACAACAACTATATCCCCTACCTTGCACATAATGTCGTGACACTCTATCGAAGATAGCCTACGTCCTTGTGCATCTTTAAATATCTTAACTGTAAAGTTAAATAGATCTATTAGTGGAGCAGGACCACTAGCCCTACCACCAAATACTTTAAGTCTTGATCCTGCAGATCTGATACGTGACACATCCCACTTAGGGATCTCACCACTGTATAGGAGTGCAATTAATTGTCTAAAAGCCTTAGCCCAACCTTCCTTACTATCCCTGACAACAATCATGGTTTCACTATCGTAGAGGTCGGGAACTTCGGGGAGCTTAGAGATGAACTGCCTTTCAACACTAAAGCCAACACCAGTTCCACACAAGAGGATGAACATAGCCTCATCGAAACTCTTAGGATCATCTATGGGTAGATAACTACAGTTATATCCTGCTGTATTATCTCTTTCAAGTGCTGGCCCTGCAGTCATTAACGCTCTCATGGAAGGCATTACTTCCAAGCTAAGTATAGCTTCCTCTAACATACTATATTCTTCTGAACTTACTTTACTGTATACTACGTTACTCATGTATCTATTAACTGTTTCAGCCCAAGTTTCTCTACGTCCTTCATCATCTAGCCAACGAGCATAGCGTGATGTATGAATAAAGGCTTGGTAATCTGTTGGTAAATAATTATTCATCTGTCATCCCCCATTACTATTTTCATGTTTTTAATATTCATCCCATCTATATCATGTATGTACTCTCTAAAAGCACTGTCAACTTCTAAGTCAACTGCACCATCAGCAGGAATAGGATACTCTTCTGAATCTATATCAAGTGTTAAGTAAACTTTTAATAACATCATTCTTATCCACGTTTTCGTAGTCTACAGATTGTATTTCTATTAGTTTATTTAAGTACCATTTTGCTTTCTTTAAATCTTCCACACCATTCTTATATTTATATCTCCACAGATACTTTAAAATGTTTCCTTGTAAATAATACTCAAAGCCATCCTCTGTAGCTGCACCAATAGCATCTATACATTCAATACCACTCTTATTGTAATGAGGTGGTTTATTAACCATGTCTGTAGGGATTGTTGTCATGTACATATCTCCTTCTAATTAAAGTTTACATTTATAACATTGTCTATCTTATCTATTATTTTAGGTTTATCATCTTCTTTTACCATAGTTTTAGCATGGTTATAAAGTTTATTTCTAAACTCTATATCATGTTCCATAAGAGGAATGGAAGCGAATAACATATTAATCATTTGCACCATACTATCACAGTCTTCTGGATGCATATCATTATCTTGTGTAGAACAATGATTTAACATAATCTCTCCTGTCCACCTATTATCTTTTTTATTGATAGCAGGTGTTAATGTAATTACAAAATCATTCTTATCAAAGTCCATCCATATAGGTTCATCTTCCATATTATCTCCTTTTTATTTTCTTTAAGGGAAAGTGTATAAGCTCTTTATGTTTATCCTTTCCCTTTTCTTTTAGCCAATCTTCAGGTACATCTCTATCACAGTATAAGAACTTGTTCCTCTCACACCAACTAGCATATGTAGTCTTAGCACCTTTACTTAGCTTGCGTCTACTATTATCAAACACAAAACGTATATCAAGTTTAGGGTGTTGCTTTTTTATCGCAACATGTTTACGTCTATCTGCTGCTGTAAACCTACCCTTTGTTTCAATAAATATACCGTTAGGTAACACAAAGTCAGGAGTATAGGTGCGGTACATGAGATCTTCCCATTCAATCTTTATTGCTTCGTACTTTACTGGTACTTTTAAAGCAACTAAAAGATCTTTTATCTTTATCTCAAGACCACTCCTATATCCATGTCTTAGTGCAGCTTCAAACTGCTTTCTTTTCATCTGCAAGCTCCACGTACTGCACAATCTTAGGTGACTTTGCTTGTGACATTCTTGATGGTAATTCCTGTAAGGTTTTGAAGCAATCAAACCGATAACTACAGAATCTACAGTTATCATTCAGTACTTTATTACCAGTTAGATTACCTCTAAACCTTTCTGGCACTGGATTAAAACACCGCTTAAACTCTTTAGACTCTACAGCTTCAATTCGCTCTCCCACTTTATCCATTTCTTCATCTATGTCTATGTCAGCAGGTACATATTTAATATTACCATTAGCTTTATTAACTACCCACCAGCCGCCAGCTTTCTTTCCAGATGCTTTAGCATAGCCAGCTAGTTGTCCAACATAACCAAAAGAATCTCCATGTTTTAAAGTGTCATAGGATTCAAACTTATTCCTATAAGACCAATCAGAAGCAGACTTAACATCGTCTACTGCACCATCAATCACAAGATCATACGTACCAGAAATCTCTTTGTCCTTAACCTTTAGGGTTACGTGCTCAGAGTCCTCGTACTTTATCTTAGCTTCCTTTAATATACCTTTAAAGGCTGCTTCAACTATATCACCAAGTAACATGTTCATTACAAATGTAGTTGGTTTAGGTAAAGCAGTCTCTGGTTTGTTCTTCTCGTACCAGAGTTGACAAGATGGCCTACCTATATTTGACATACGTAGTCTAAACTTGTCACGCCTAACAGCCCCACTGAACTGACGTCTAATAGAATCCATTACATCAATGCCTATCTGTCGGACTGTTTCCTCAGATATAGTTGACTTGCTATTAGCTGCATCTTCCAGATATTGACACAGTGCCAGTTCAGCAGGGTGGTTCATTAGACTAACTCCTTTTCATCAATGTCAACAAAACTGTCAACAGTTTCAGTGTCTACCTCTTCATGCTTGTGCATGTTCTCATTCCATGAATTACATATGTAATCATTATAGTTAGAGATCCAAGCTAAGAAGTTGGAGAAGTTCTCCTGTGTAACATCGTCCATCTCAAGAGTAGTCTGAAGATTCAGTGCTACTGTAGGTAAGAAAAAGCTATTACCATTAGGTAAGTTACGTTCCTCTGTTGCACCTGAGAAGGTATGTTGAGGTGGAAGTCTCTTCATATTACCCAACTTAGTGAAGATACCACCAATAGTTTTAAAGGCATCCCTATTCTCAACTTCCCATATGAAAGTAGTAGGTTCTAATGTTACAGGCTTACCTGTTTCATCTACAGGATCATGTAGTACCGCTGTACCAAACAATACACGTACACGTTTAATTTGACGTATCAGATCTTGTATCTTTTGAGGTAGACCTGCCCAATCTTTAATGAACCCAGCAGGTTTGCCACAGTTAAACCCACCGTCATTATCCTTCATGTCACTGTTAAGGTCATTAGCCATAACAGTTTTGACATAACGATTAGGAGTAGTGTCATTGCCTTTCTCAAACTTCTTATACATAAACCTTTGCATGTAAGGTCTGATTGTTACCTTATTAGCATAGTAAGTAGGCCCATCAGGTATCTCTAATTTGTACGTACCAGCAGGTACGACTTCTAAGTTTACAGTTTTACCCTTTATTTCTTCCTGACCCATAATAGCTGAGTGATGAATACGTAAACGTGCAAGTGTGCTTACTTGTTTGTTAGAGGAAGTTGTATCAATAGACATCCCCATTGCGTCAGCCATAGCTGCATAGTTATTTGTGTTAATTGTAGTTACTTCAGTCATATATATATTCTCCTTTTATATTAAAGATTGCATAGTTATATCATGCAACGTCTTTAGTGTCAAGCCAATTTAAACCCATCTTTGCTTCTAATAATAATGGCACATTAAAATCAATATCCCATGTCTTATTGATGATGCATATAAGTTTATCATTGGCAGCTTCAATTACTCTTAGTACTTTCCTTTCCTCTTCTGGATGCACGTCAATAACAATACTGTCATGCACCGTGTTTACTACGCAACTGCGTAGCCTGTTAGCTGATAACAACCTATCTATGTATAACAGAGATATAGGTACGATGTCAGCAGTTGCAAAAGATTGTACAGGATAATTTTTAATCTGTGTGAAATATGTCACACCCCCATACCGTCTTCTCTGTGCATCAGGAAAGGCAAACTCCCTACCTGATGGCGTTGTAACTTTACCAGTGTTCAATACTTCTTTGGCTAATTGCTCATGCCACTTAGCAATACCTGCATACTTTGTCGTAAACTGTTTATAGTATGCCGCTTCTGCAGGTGTCCTTCCATATCCACTAGCCCCATACAAAGGTGCAAACGTGTGTGCCTTTGCATCTTGGCGAGATATAGATTGACCAGCATCAGATATAACTTTGGCTGTATAACTATGCACATCAAATCCTGTCTTGACTTCTTCAATAGCTACCTTATCCTGAGATAAAAACGCAGCTACCCTAAACTCTAACTGTGCAAAGTCAGCTTCCATAATCTGACCACCTTCCCACCTTGAAACAAACACACGCTTGACAGGAAACGTACCTCCACGTGGCATGTTCTGCATGTTGGGATCTGCACCTGACAGTCTACCTGTACCAGTACGATGCTGTAGTAGTCGTACATGCAACCTACCGTCAGACTTGGTGTGTGTAGCAATGCCCTCTACAAAGCTAGAAAGATATGTTTCCACTGCTGATAGTCTACGTACTCTCTGTAGGAATAGCTCTGCTTCCTTCATGTTACGTGACCTAGCTCTGCCCTCTAGTACAGTAAGATTGTCTTTACTCGTACTAAAACCATTGGCACTTACCCACTTGGAATTAGGTGCATTGAACTTGAGTCCAGCTATTGCTGGTAGTTCAAGATAAACATATCCACCACCACCACAGTCCTTACAATGATTGGGCTTGGCGTAACGTGAACCATCCTTACGTGTCTTGTAAGTTTTACCTGTGCCATTACAATCATTACACTGACGTGCTTGTGTCTTGTACATAACCTCACTAAGATTGTTGACCTCTGCTTTGAAGTCAGCGTCCATCATACGATCACCAAACTCTTCAGCCCAATGCTTCTTGTCAAAAGGCTTACGACTAAAGATAACCCACGACAGTTGCTCTGGGCTGTTGAGATTGATAGGAGTGTCACCCATCAGATCAATCACTTGTTCCTCTAGCTGTCTAACTAATTCATTACGTTCCTGTTCAAACTCCACACGCACAGTTTCTAATGCATCTTTATCAACAGTAAAACCACGTTGGTATATACGTGTAAGTAACATAGCTAGTTTGTTTGTTAGCTTGAGTGTACCTGCAAGGCCAGTGTCATCATCAAACTCTTCATACCTACCACTAATCATATTGTACAAATCTCTGGTAGCTTTAAGGTCAGCACTGAGGTAGCTAGATAACTCTTCAAAGGGCATCTCTCTAACAGTACCACCTTTACGTAGGTGTTCCTTCAAAGAGTCTTGCTTGAGATTCTCTAGCTCATATCTTTCTGCACATGCTTCAAGAGACAATGGTTCTTTCTGACCACGTTGTAGTATATATTCACCTAGCATGGTGTCAAAGATTGCACCTTCATAGGTAAAGCCTGTCTCCCATAGCCACAACAAATCGTGTTGTGCATTGTGCATAATTAGTAGGCTGGCAGAGTCCAGTTTATCTTGGACAATCTGCCAACCATTTGTGGTAGGCCGTTGCTCTGCGTGATCAAAGGTAATTATATTTTCTTTGTTGCGATCATCTAGCATCCCCACCATCACAAGCGAATTATCAGACTCGAATGGATCAAGATGTAGTTTACCATCACGTTTGGTTACAGTATTTTCTACATCAAGAACAAGTTTCATATCTATCTCCCATCAAATTCATCATCAGTGTTAGCTAATTTTCTTTCTGCTGCACGATTACGTTCAGACTCATCAAAAGGTCTTATAGTATCAGAGTAATCTCTGTTTTTGTATAGCCCTATCTTCTGAGCAATCTGATCTATCTTTGCTTCTAACCTGTCAAACCTTTTATTTATTTCTTCAATGTCTTTCATAGTTTTATAATTCCTTTCTGTTGTCTTTAGTATTGCTCTAGCTAATAAAGAATATGGGCTATTTTTCATTTAGTCAATCCCTTGTTTAATATTTTTCGTATACCTTATTATACTGATTGTTAGTACGAATAAAAGTTGTACATTTACTTAATTGTTTTAAACTTTTAGCACCTACATAAGTACAGGTTGACCTAACTCCTCCTAAAATATCTTGGATAGTACCTTGCACTGCTCCTCTATATGGAACAGATACTTCTCTACCTTCAGAAGATTTGTATGTATCCAATCCCCCAAAGTGTTTATCATTAGCTACCTTGGAACTCATTCCATAGAAAGAAATCTTACCATCTACAGGTTCAACCTCACTTTCATCATGTCCTGCAAGCATACCACCAAGCATAACAAAGTCAGCTCCAGCAGCAAATGCTTTGGCTACATCTCCTGCACAAGTACACCCACCATCAGCTATAATATGCCCACCTAAGCCATGAGCCGCATCAGCACACTCCATAATAGCACTTAGCTGTGGATAGCCTACACCAGTCTGTATCCTTGTTGTACAGACAGATCCTTGTCCTATACCTACCTTCACTATATCAGCACCATTAAGTATTAACTCTTGGGTCTGATCAGCAGTTACTACATTACCTGCTATAATAGTTATCTTAGGAAATCTCTCTCTAAAATTACTAACAAACTCTATAAATCTTTGTGTGTATCCATTGGCTACATCAATATTAATATATTGTAGATTATGTATTATTTTATATACAGCCATAAACTTTTTAAGATCGTCATCTTTAATTCCAATACTCATTGCCACATTGAGTGGTAATTTATTTAAGTAAGGAGCATTATGAAAGTAACTTGTTAAACCTACAACTGAATATGTTTTAGTTAAACAAGTAAATAATCTTAGTTCATTAAACTTTTTTGCCATTGCAAATGTGCCTACTCCATCCATGTTAGAAGCTACAACAGGTATTCCTCTATACTCTCCATAATGTTTAAAAGTAAAGTGACGTTCCATGTCTACCTCTTTACGTGAGGTAAGAGTACTTCTTTTAGGACGTATCAAGACATCATTAAAGTCTAGCTTAATTGTATCTTCTATTCTCATGTTATAGCTCCACTAACTCTGCTTCTTTGTATGGTATTTGAAAGAAGTACTCATACTTTCTTGCATTACTAAGGTAGGTTTGTTTGATCCTATCTTGTGTTAGTTGTTTCCAATCCATGCACCAAGCAAACTTACAGTCTTGTCTTAGTACATAGAAGTGTAACTTATGATGTGTATCTACAGGGTACATATCTGTAAACTTATTGATTAGTCTATGCTTACGATAGGGTATACGTATATCAGTCCATGTAGGATTCCACTCTCCTGACCATTGGTTCTTCATCTCTACCTCAGAGTAACACACATCCCCATTACTCTTACTCTCTATATCAAAGTAAGTAGTTTCTTTTGTATTGATAATAACGTGACCTTTCTTAGTTAGGTAACTAACTACTGCATCTTTGGCACGTTTGTCATTAGCTACATATGCACCATGCACAAACTTCCTAGCTTTCACACCACTAATAGGACTTATCGCTTTCATACTTCGTACCTCGCTGTTTTATAGTTCATATTACAATGAATAACTCCATGCCAACCTGACAGTTTGTTCTTCACCACGTTAAGATGGCGTTGATTATCCTCTTCTTCCTGCCCATCAACAGGTGGATTCTTTGCAATTAGTATCATCAGGTCAGCTTCAGCAGCTTTACCTGTACGTGACCCTTCCATCATGCTCTGGTTTAGTAACACTCTACCCTCTGCATCAGCAGATAACTGTGACATGTAGAACATAGCACAACCATGTGCCTTGGCTACCTGCCTAGCATGTATTGCATTAGCTTTGAGTGCTTCATCAGGACGTGAGAAACCACCCATCTTAGCAAACTTATCTCCCATGTCCAGCACCACCACGTCAGGCTTGTACGTTTTACATACACTCTCTACCCATGCCATGTCACGATCACTTGCGTCCTTGATCTTGATGTTTTGTTTAACCAAAGAGTAGGAATCTCTGGCCTTAGATGGGTTGTCTCTTACCTGCTGCATAGTCATGCCAGTAGCGGCTGTAAGATACCTTGCACCTACTCTGTGAGAGGCTTCTTCATTACATAAAATTATACACTTAGCTCCTTGTGCCGCAAACCCACTCGGAGAGGCTATGAGAGAGGCGTGGAATGATGTTTTACCTGTGTTTGGCCTCGCCCCTACCTCAATTAAATGCCCTGCATTAACGCCCTCTACCTTACGTGTGAGGCTAGGTATATTAAACGTCCATTGAGATTCCAAATCGTTTCTTGCAAGCAAGGTATCTATCTCAATGTCATCCCATTCTATGTTAAGGTTTGGAGTGAAGTCATCACCATATTGCTCAAGCAAATTACGTAATGGTTCAAGCGTAGTCTTATCACCATTGACATAATCAAAACCTAAGTTGGCTATGTCTTCACCTACTACCTGTTGAAATAGCTTGGACAGTACCTCACCTGCTACGTCAGATCCCATAGGTTGCTCACGTTTTATCTGAGCAAACAGATGGGCATAGGCTTGCTTTTGTGCAGTAGTAAGTGTTGGATTGTTAGACATAAACAATGCCTGTATTTCATCAGGTGTAACGGTACGTTCATACCGTAGCATTGCGCTATCTACTGCCTGTTTAATTTTACGTACATCTGCACTGAACAGGCGGTCAGGACACTTAGCCCCTCTATGATCTTCATAGAATGGTCTGTTCATAAGACTACGTACTAGTGATAGTTCCATATGTTAGGCTCCTTAAATTATTAACGTCAGTTGGGTTTCTATATTTCAAATCATCTTTCAAAGATAATACTTTTACTTTGTTTATATATCCTCTTAGTTCCTTTGCAAACTGTAAGGTCTTGGGTAATGCATCGGGATCAAGAGCAATGATAGCAGTTGAGAACTGTGATATGCATTTCTTGTGGTCTTCAGAAAGCGATGTACCCAACACTGCTAACCCAACAAAACCACCGCCATCTGAACAACCTGACCCACACTCAGTCGCACCCACAATAGCTGCACTTACACAGTCCTCAACGACTACCACCGTTGTACCACGTCCAGAAACATAAGGCAAGCGACTTTTACCGTACCGTTTCCATTTAGGTAGTCTGTTAGACATGGCTCTTCCTGTAGCGTCAACCATGACACTACCATGTACAATAGGGAACACCACACGATCTTGAGCTACATCATACAGTAGCCCCAAGGTATCTGGATCAAGACCCCATTCGTTACAAAACTTTTGTATCTTCTTGTTATTACGCACTAAGAACTCAGGCTTATCAAACGATACAGAGTGTGTCTCTTCTGCAACACTACCTAATGTTTTGCGTATATCACTAGTAGATAGATGTACACGTCTACCACCTGACAAGTCACAACTAGCTTTGTAACAGTTCCATATTAGACTACCCATACTATTAGTAGCTGTAAAAGTATTACGGCCTTTACAATTAGGGCAGTCCATACGTTTAGTTTCACCAACACCAACATTCATGTCATCTAATATTTTATTTATGTTCATACACAAGTTCCTCTATTCTTTTTAAATCCATTAGACGTAATCTCTCTGGTAGTTTAGCTAGTCTCATAACACGTCTACCTACTTTTGACAAGCGTTCCATAGCATATGGTCTAAACTTTCCTAGACTTGGCCTTGGGTGGGGAGCTACCAATTCCTGAAAGCCAAAGTCCTTTCTTTGTTCATTTAACATAGTGTTAAGGCTTTCAGATATAGGAAGAAACACCTCTGCCCTTCGCTTGCTTTGTTCAAGATGTACCATACTTTTACTCAAATGTATATTCTCCCATTGTAAATTCCTCATGTCACCGATTCTCTGTTTCCATTCATACGCCATGTGTACTATCAGACCTATGTTTCTGTACTCATAGTCAGAGTATGCAGTATCAAGAAACTTTACTACATCTCCATGTTGCCACACAACCTTACGTTGTGGTGCTTTTTTTCTTTTGATCTTATTGAAAGGATTAAAGGTAGCATGTTTCATTTGTATTGCATAGTTAAATACTATGTTAGCACAAGTAGCTATCTTATTAGCAAAGGTAATGCCACGCTTAACCCAATTCTCATAGGCTTGTTTAGCCATCTTACTAGTTATACAAGTATACTTACGTGACCCTAGAGATTGATGTAGTACTGTAAGAAAGTACCTATAATCTACTTTAGTAGAGTCACGTAACATACTGTAATCATTAGATAAATAGTAGTAGTTAATCAAGTCCTTTAACTTGCTGCTAGATTTAAGATTCATCTAAATCAGTTCTCTCTCAGTTACTCGCAGGTGATAATTTTTTACAGTAGATGAATGCCATTTACCGCCTCTTGCTGTTGCAACATTTAGCTGATTGAGATGGTCTGCTATTGCTCGATAGGTCTGTCCACCTTCTCGACTCTGTAAAATTATCTTAGAAACTCTAAGTGCGTTTTGGTCAGCCTCTCGCTTAACAGCCGCATGCCTAGCTTCTGCTTCAGGTCTAGCACCACCTAACTTCACTCCACGAGCTTTAGCTTGACGTAAACCTTCAAGTGTTAATTCTCTGTGATTTAACATATTTCTGCCGTGTATCTTGCCATGACACTCCTCACAACATTTTATTATATTACTCTCAGCGTCCACACCGCCCAAAACTTTGGGCAGTATGTGATGTCTGTGCAGTATATATACCTCAGTATGACAGCATGAACAAATATGCATTATGCAGCCTCAAGTTCAACAAATCGTCTGTCACTTATCAGTTTGCTCACTTCCTGTTCACGTGACCACATGCTGATTGCTTTGGTATCGTTACCTGTCTCCTTCAACTTAAAGCCATTCTGTTCATCAGCATAGCTAGCATAGTTGGTGAAGGCAGAGTACAATGCCCACTTGTTATGACCACGTGTACTTGTCTCTTGCATGTATAGGTTGTACATCTTCTCAGACTTACGCTTAGATTTAAGCATGTCATCTAGCAAAGATTTAACATCTACATACTTGAGATTAGTCTCTGCCCATACCTGCATCTTAGCTGCATTGTCATAGAAAGAAGTCCTTGCGTTCTTCAACTCTTGAATGAAAGCACCCAAAGAAAAGTTAGTGGTGTTCTTTCTACGTACCTTATCGTACTCACCTTGTATCATACCATTGGTACAAAAGAAATCTATCATGCCATAGTACACTTGGTTAGAGCATGACCCATCAATACCATGTAAGCAGATCAAACGATTGCCTAGTTCTGTCTGATGTTTTTCTGAGACTACATGACTAGTCATATTAGGTAGTGTTATATCAAGCATAGTCCATGCTCCATTACGTGCAGTATGCCATCTAGTTTTAGCATCTTGCAATTCATAGGCACTGATGCCCTCTGTCACTGTGTCTCTTAGCTTACTATAAAAGTCACCATGCGAGGCACAATTAAAGCCATTGCCAACTATACCAAGGTACTTACCTGTGTCAGCATTGATAACGTACTTCTTATCATTAACTTTAGTTGGTGCAAACTCTACTTCAAAGTCTAGGTTGGTGGGTATATCAAACATTATCATCTTCTCCTTCTGTTGGTTTAATTATTTCAATTTGTACTAATGGGCTGTCCACATAGGGATCATGGTATTCATCAGTAATCTTCACAAGATCCCCTGCCTCTGCGTATTTCTTCAAGTTCTTAATGGACATCCTTTTGTCACCACGTTTAGTTATATAAAGTTTTATATGTGTCTCATTGTCCTCTTCTTCAATGCCAACAAAGGTAGATGGCAGTGTTAATTCATCAGGCCAATCGTATGCATGTGCCATAAGTCTTATTGATCTGTTCTGATCTATGATACATTTATCTAGCATAGTCTGTGTCACTGTAAACTGTGCTGTCGTTGGGTTTTCTTTGTCCATATTTTTCTCCTTCTATTATTCTGATTAGTCTTGCAATATCTAAGGCTGTTTCTGTCCACTCAGCCTCGTGTAAGTCTGGTATAAGTGTTGCCTTAACCCAGCTTATAAAATATTTATCGCTGTCAGTCATACTTATTTCTCCTCTTCTTCATCTACAACTTTAAATGTTACAGTAATATGACCAAACTCATCTATAGTTTCATACTTGTGAGTTGGACAAGTAGCAAGCCATTCATTAAATTCTTCTTTTGTCATTTATTTTCTCCTTAATGCATTTCAATTAGTATACATGTTATATAACACTTCTACCTTAACAGTTAAAGTGTTATATAACTGTATATTTATTTATAGAATATGTGTTGTCCAATTACAACAGTATGTTCCAGTTTCTTAAACCAAGCAGGTCTAACGTAGTTAGCATGGTAGAATAGAGAACCATGTGTCACGTCAGGTATCCTGTCTTTCATTACATTATTAGCTACAAATATAGCTGTGTCCCACTCTTTCTTTTCATGTGGTTTATCTGATTGACCATCGCAGTACCAACTAAACTGGCATAGGTTATGATCTTTACTATACCCTTCATGTACTACGTCACAGATATTATCTGGGAACCTTTCATCTTCAACACGATTCATAACTACGTGGGCTACTGCGAATTGCCCTACAACTTCTTCACCTCTTGCCTCATGGTATACTGTTAGAGCAAGACACATCAATGCTGCACTAATCATTATTATTATCTCCTGTTTAATGCACCATTAAAGATGCAGGATAGATGTACGAA